ACCATGAGCAACTACGCGTACACCAGCCTCCCCGGCAACGACTCCGCGATCCTCGGCCCCGAAACCGTCAACGGCACCGGACAGGTCTACATCCAAGCCGACGACATCTGCTTCCTCACCAACGAAGAAGCCCGCGAACTCGGGCGCGCGCTGATCGAGGCCGCCGACTACGCGCGTGCCGTGCAGGACGAGAAGGAGAACTGGCCGGGTGGTCGCCCACCCAAGTCCGTGCTCGATGTTGCGTGGACCGATCCGCAGTGGCGGTCCGCAGGCCCGGAGGGCGATCCCGATACGAGGTGCGGGGATGCCTACCGTCCGGACCCGCAAAGCACCAGTCCTCGGGGTGTGGCGCGTTGTGCGCGGGGTCAGGGCCACGTCGGGGTGCACGCCGGGTACGACTTCGACGGCAGGTCGCACCAGTGGGGGGTCACGCCGTGAAGCCATTCCTCGCAGCCATCGCCACAGGCGCCGTCGTCTTTCCGTGGGCCTACTTCGGAGCGCAGTGGAGCTGGGCCGGATCAGCCGTGATCACAGTCGTCTGGGGCGCCATGGCATACGCCGTCGCGTACGTGCTCACCAACCCCGACCCGGGCGTCCCCAGGTAGGTCACTCCCAGACGGCCGTTACCGTCCCGCGACACCGGATCCCGCCCTCGCAGTGCAGATACCCGCCCGACCCGTACAAGGCGCGTACCGCCTCCAAGTCCTCGAACTCGTGCCCATCAATGTCCTTACAAGGGCCGCACCGGTTCTGATCATTCTTTTCCGCGGCGAAATACCGGGCGGTCGGCGCCGCCTCCAACGTCGCCACCCGCCCCGCATTCTGCGCCCGATGCAACGCACCCCCCAGCTGATCCCGACGGAACCAGTTCTTCAACCCGCGCAGGAACCCACCCACCCGCTCAGCCACCTCACGGCCACGCGACCCCGGCACCATCAGACGCAACGCCTCACGCCCCGCCGACGCCGCCACATCCGCCGCCAACAAACCGGCCGTCGCCGCCGCGATCTCAATCAACTCAGACCCGAACGCATTCCGCAGGCCCTTGTCGACCTTCGGCGGACGCACCCTCACACCCTGCTCGGCAGCCTCCGCAGCCATCTGCACAGCCGCCACCTCAGCCATATCCCCGAGCGCCCGCCGCAACACACGCGCCGACTCATCCGCAGACACGACCAGCGTCGCCAACGCCTCCGTATCGCCCGCATCCACCGCCGCGGCGATCTGCTCCTCAAGCCCCTCGTACTGGGCTTCAGCAACCGGCCCCCACGCCTCCAACAGCCCGGCCAGCGCCTCCTCATGCTGCTCCCGCACCACGTCCAGGCCGTCATCCTCAGCCTGCGCGCGCGGCAACCGGCGCGGCCTCGCCACCACCGTGTTGAACGACGGCAACGACCGTGGCGCAGGCGTGAACGGCACATGGTGATGCAAGTCCACCCGGGCCGCCGGCGCCCCAGCCACAGCAGGGCCCGAGGCCGGCGCGGCCTGCTCGGGCACATCGAACCCGAGGAGCGGCAGAATCAGCGGCGCCGTCGACGGAGCCCCCACCACGATCCGCACCAGCAGATCCCGCTCCGCATCTCCCGACAGCGGCGGCAGGTCCAGGTACTCGGCGGCCAGCTGCGGGTCCGCGCCCGCTGCCACGAGCTTGGCGTACGCTTCGGACTTCGCCGTGAGCTCCGCGTTCCGTGCCTCCGCGTCCGCCGGGACGGGATCGGTGTAGTCGAACTCCAACTGCCGTGCCGCGTCCTTGCCGTACAGCGGCAGCAGGTCGTTGATCAGCGCGCCCTTCCACCGCTCCAGGCGGGGCACCGTCAACTGCTCCGCGAACAGCGCCTTCGATGCATCCGCCGTCGCCCGGTTCACGTCCCCGACCTCACCGAGGACGAACGCGGGCGCGCCGAACGCCTCCCGGATCACGTCCCGGCTGACTTGCCGGAGTTCGGCGAACTGCATGTCGCGCTGCGTGTACTTGCGGTCCTTCCACACGCCGTGTTCGAGGAAGGCGACACGGTGGGCGTTGGCGACGCCTTTGTGCTGCTCGTTCCAGCGGGCCTGCAGCTGGTCCCACTGGGCATCGGACAGCACGGAGGGGAGTTCGATGATGCCGCCTGGCTCGGCGGAGTTCATGAAAAAGTTCCGGTTCCACTCCGCCGAGTAGCGGGACGCGTCCAGCTCCGTCAACACGGACTGCACCGGGCCCATGCCGCGGTAGAAGTCGAGGGGGTTCGGCATGCGGATTTGGATGACGTCCTCGACGCGGAGAGCGATCTCCTGCCCGTCCGGGCCCGTGTACAGGTAGCCGGAGATGAAATCCACCGGGTGCGGCACGGGCTGGATACGGTCCGGGCGCACGGGCCACAGTTCCAGCGGCATCGGCGACCTTGGGTTGCGGGCGACGACCAGCCAGCCCTCACCCGTCAGGTCGATGTGCTGCTGCACCGTCTCCACCAGTTCCTGCCGGGTGAAGAACCGGTTCGGCTTGTTCCACAGGTCCAACGCGGCGTGGACGGTGACCTCCGTGCGGTCCTCCTTCAGCCCCGAGGCAGCCTTGCGGTACAGCTTCCACTCGACTTGCGCTGTCGCATTGCTGGTGCGGTTGACGATGGCGAACAGCGTGCCCACGCTGCCCATGGCCCGCATCTGCGCCTCAGCCCCCGACGGCGCCCGCCACGGAATCTGGAGCCCGCCCCGTGACGACACGTACGGCACCGGAGCCCTGTTCCTCAACGCACGTAGAGACCTCACCGGACCGCCCCCTTCTCGTTGTCGGACAGGACCCCCATCAGCAGCAGCGACACGGCTGCTCCGGCCAGTCCGGCGCTGGTACCCCAAGCGGTCCACGCGGACGCGGTCCCGCATGCGAGGCCGGCGGTGGTGTACAGGCCGGCGCGGGCCGCAGCAATGGCGGTCGTGGTGGCTCGTAGGCGGGGGCGGGCCGCGGCGAGCCGGGCGGGGATCTTCGTCTTCACCGCGGTCCTCCAAACTGTCGGGGTGGGCTACCGGGTATTGTCCACTCTGGCGTATCGGTGGGGCTATGCGTGGGCGGTCAAAGCCAACGCACCCGGGTCTGGCCCACGAGATCCCGCGCCGCGACCATGTACCTGAGCGCGTCCATCGCGTGATCGTCCCGCTTCACCGGCTCCTCTTTCAGGCCCCCAGCATTGCCGGGCTTCACCGCCCATACGTAGCCGCCGATCTCGTCCGTCGCGCACATTGGCCGCGACGCCTCTTCCAACTCCGGGTCCCGCTCAACCAGCGCGTCGCGCAGGATGAACAGCCGCGGCCGTCCGTCCCCTGCCGGCTTCAGGCGGGACTGCACGGCTTGGATGCCGTCCGACACCGACTTGTGCGCGGCCTGGGTGCCCATACCCAAGTGGCGCTCCAATGTGGCCCGGTCCTCGGCGTCGTGATCGCAGATCACCGCGCACGGTTTCGGCTCGGTCCATTCCAACTCGCAGGCCTTGCAGGCGTGGCAGTCGTGGCCGTCGGCCTGCGACTCGCAGCACGTCTTGCAGCGGCGCACCAGGCGCAGGATGTGGCGGGCGTGGTCTTCGACGAGCCGCTTCGTGCGGTAGATCTCCCGGTACAGCCACAGGCGGCCGTCGCCGTCCTCGGCCCAACACTGCAGGGCGAAGGGATTCGTAAACCCGAAGTCCACTGTCCACCAGCGCGTCCAGGACTCAGGGATGGGCCGCGGGTCGACGAGGTGCATGGCATCGTCCCACGTCTCGTAGATCTGCCCTTCGGCTGCTGACCATGCGCCGTCCCGGAGACGGGCTTTGCGGACGCCGGTGAGCTTGTCGAGCTTCGCGAAGTAGTCGGCACCCTTCGGTGTGTAGCTGCCGTCGGCGTTCACGTAGGCGGGGTTATCGCGGTGGCGGGAGATCAGCATCTTTGCTTCGCCCTGATCGCAGCGCTGCTTGATCCAGTGCGCGGGGTGGGATGGGTTGCAGGCGGCGATCTGCTGTTGCCACGACAGCACGCCGTTACGCAGGCGAGTCGCGATGGCTTCCCAGTCGTCGATGGTCAGCTCGGTCGCCTCGTCGGCGAATACGAGGTCGTACTCAGCCGACATGATCTTCTCGGGTTTGTCCATGCCGCCGACGTTGACCTTCGACCCGTTCGAGTAGCGGTAGCCGGCCGCCTCGCGGGCTGAGCCGCCGAACCAGGTGACGATGCGGCGTGCCAGGGCGTCGGCCGCAACCTTCTCCTCGTAGGTGACCAGCGTGGTGGACGCCAGGGACACGGCGGTCTTGCGGACAATGAGGCAGCGGATGCCAGGGTTGTGCAGCGCAGTGAGGTGCAGGCGGAACAGTGCGGCGAGGCTCTTACCGGTGCCAGCCGGGCCCGCGATCACTAGCTCTGAGTCTTTCGCCTTGAAGAGTTGGCGTGCGGCGCCGCGGGGCTCGTACCGGATGATGGCGTCCTGGTCGAGGGCGGTCGTCATGTGAGGTCTTCCGTGTCGATGCCGACGACCTCGTATTTCACCCCGCCCGAGACGGCGACTTGGGCGGGCTGGTCGAGGCCGTGGAGTTTGCGGTAGGACTCGCGGATCTTCAGCGCTGCGGTGATCGCGGCCAACTTGGGCCCGTCGTCGAGGAGTGGCTCCTCCTGCTGCGTCTCGGGGTTGAGCCAGGTGATGACGCGGCCGTGAGAGACGGTGACGTGGTTGCGTTGGAGGATGGCGCACGCCTCGGCGTAGAGGACGTCGAGCTCTTCGGATTCGGTGGCGATGAGCTTGTTGATCGCCGGACGGGCCACGTCAGCCTTCGCGCGGTCGATGGCTTTCTGGGCGTCGCGGCGGTGGGCGTAGCCGAGTGTGTCGGCGATCTGTTGGTAGTTGTGGCCGTCGGCGTAGAGGTCGGCGGCTTGGGCGTCGCGGCGGACGGTGGTCATGCTGCGGGTGAAGCGGCCTGTGGCGGGGTGGCGTTGGCGTCGTTGGGCGGCGTAGGGGTCGTCGTTGTCGGGGGGCGTGTCTGGGGTGTCGTTGGTGGTCACGGTGCCCCCTTCGTTGCTCGCGTGTTACCGGTGGTGGTGGTTTGATGGTAACGATGCGCGTCAATCCGGTGGGTGGCGTTGAGGGGCGCGCATGGGGAAGGCCCCGACCGGGCGGCGGTCGGGGCCTTCGGCGTGAACGGGGTCAGGCGAGCTGTTGGTGTCCGATGAGCGGGTGCGGTTCCAGGGAGACCCAGTCGCAGCCGCCGTGCGCGTGGACCGCGCCGCTCTCCTCGTCCTGCCATGCGCTGTCCAGGTCGAACGGGATGCGCTTCGCGGCCTCGACGAACGGGCCCTTGGCGCCCTCCTTGCTGGCGTAGACGCCGAGGACTTCGCCGCCTTCGTGGTCTTCGCCGGTGGAGAGGACCCAGACGATCGGGCCGGTCAGCTGCTGGCGGTGGGCGAGCTCGGTCATGGGGGCGTTCGGGTTCGGGCCGTAGGTGGCGCCGTCGTCGTAGATGCCGCTCATGTGGTTCATCCTGTCGTGTCGGGCGGTGAAGCGGGGCGCCCCGTCTCGGACGCCCCGCAGATGTCTTGGTCAGCTCTCCCAGCCGCGCGCCACGTCCAACGCCCGCCGCAAAGCGGACGCGAGCGGCAGACGCTGCACCTCCGGCAGACGCACGAACACCGTCTCCTCCCGCCCCACACCGTGGACCTCCGTCACCGTCACAGCCACGCCCCCCTCGTCCACGAGCACCGTGAGCATCCCGGCGACGAGCCGGTCATCCTCCCACCCGGCCCGTTCGGTGAGCGCCTCGATGATGGCGGGCACGCTGGCGGTGGGCACGCCGACTTCGGCGACACCCCGGCTGTTCGGGCCGGTGATCCCGTAGTCGTAGAGGCCGGTCGCGTCGGGGCGGGTGATGCGGATGAGGACCTCGGCGTAGCCGGGGGTTTCGCGGAGTCCGGCGGGGATGACGCGGAGCGTGGTGCCAGCGTCGTCGGTCCAGTCCCAGGGCTGGGGGGTGAGTTCGGCGATGACGATGTTCAGGCCGTTGTGGAAGTCCATGGGGGTTCTCCGTTCGGGTTGGGCGGTCAGGCGGCGAGGCTGTGGGCGGCGCGTTCGAACAGGGTGGCGGCGGTGAGGTCCTTGGGCCGGTAGACGGCGAGCCGGGCGGCGAAGGTGGCCGGGGCGTAGAGCTTCACGGCGACGGTCTTGCGGGTGCGGCCCTTGAGCTTCACCTGGGTGTCGCGGGTGCCGTCCGCCTGCACGCCGCGGGAGAAGGCTCCGGCGAACCGCTTGGCGGTGGCGTCGTCGATGCCGGCTGCGACGAGTTGGGTGCGGGCGGGCTGGGGGGTGCCGGTGGCGATCG